CATAAAAGACTAGAGAAAAGCTTATTTCAAGGCTTTTCTTATTAACTAGATATAACATATTAACAAATCAACCATGGGGAGTAATTACGATGAGGAAGCGTAAGAAAGTCATATCTAAAAACATGATAGAGGTACTTGATCATCACACATCGAGAACCTATAGAAAGAATGGTAAGCGTGTAAAAAAGAAAAACATCACACCAGAAGCACAGAAAAAGCAAAATGAAAAGCAAGCAGAAGCAATGCTGCGTATGTTGATTGATAATAACTTCACTACAAATGATTGTTACTTGACACTCACATACAAAGAACAGCCTGCCACATGGGAAGATGCGAAGAAAGATATTAAGAATTTTATTCGCAGATTAAAACGCAGATATAAAAAACTGGGTAAAGAATTAAAGTACCTCTATATTGCAGAGGGAAAAAGAAGGATTCACTTCCATCTGATCGTTAACAATGCAGAACTATATTCAGATGAGTTGAATGAACTTTGGCCACATGGCATGCATAAGTTGATGTTGTATCAAGGTAGAGCAGAAGATGCAGTAAGACTAGCAAGCTATTTTGTAAAAGAAAAAAGGAGTGCTTGTTATTCAGAGAAAGAAGATGCATTTAAGCGGAGATGGAATAGTAGTAAAAATTTAGAAAAACCAATAGTGAAAACAGAAATATTGAAGCCTAGCGAATGGAGAGATTACATCCAACCGCCAAAAGGCTACTACGTAGAAACAGACAGTGTAGTTGAGTCTGTATCAGAAGAGGGTTATCCTTACAGATTTTACAGATTGATAAGAATTGAGGAGGTCAAATATGGCACTACTAGGAATAGGCATTGTAGTAGGGGTAATGCTAGGAGTAGTAATCTTGGCATTATGCGTAATAAGCAAAGAATGCGAGAAATGGGAGGAAGAAGCAAATGATAAACGTAAATGAAGTATTTTTAAGTGGCAACGTTGTAGCAGATGCAGAACTACGATATACAAAGACTGGGAAACCAGTACTTACATTTAGAATGGCAACCAATAAATATGTGAATGAGCAACAGAGTACACAATACCATAACATTGTATGCTGGGTTGATGCGGAAAAATATAGCGGATTAAAGAAAGGTGATTTTGTATCAGTAAATGGTGAACTAAGAACTAGATCCTATGAAAAAGACGGAGGGAAAAGATACATTACAGAGATTGTGGCCAAAGTCCTTACATATGGGTTGAAAGAAAACGAAAGCACATCAAGCAATTTTGACAATGGGTTTGTAGATGATGATGAGCGTATTCCATTCTAGGAACAACATGCAAAATGCAAGCATGGCAGGCGTACCGATGAATTGCATAAATTGGCTGGCACTAGGTGCAGTAGTATACGGTGCAATGGAAAAGAAAAAAGCATTAAGAGTATTAGGCCTAAAAGAGCAATATAAAACGATTGACGTAATTAAATACGATGAAGTAATGGCATTGGTTAATAAAGGGGTAAGCTACAAAGAAATAGCAGAAGGATTAGGAGTAAGTTTGACATCATTTAAAAATAGATGTAAAGAACTAGGGATAAAGTCTAAAAGAGGCAGAAAACGCAACAGACATTGATGCGGAAACACTAGGGGGCAGACCATGAACCATGTAACAACATTATTTAACAGCAATGAGTTTGGGGAACTTAGAACAATCATTATTGAAGATGAAGTGTACTTTGTGGCCAAGAGCGTAGCAACTGCACTTGGATATAAAGATACTGCAGATGCAATAAGAAAACATATTGATGAAGAAGATAAGCTGCGTTGGCAAATTGCCGACACAGGTCAGAAAAGGGAAACATATTTAATCAATGAGTCTGGGCTATATTCCTTGATATTGAAATCAAAGATGCCAAGTGCGAAGAAATTTAAACGATGGGTAACTAGTGAAGTACTTCCACAGATTAGGAAGACAGGGAGTTATGATCTGCATATACCAAAGACACTACCAGAAGCATTGAGGTTGTATGCAGATGAAGTAGAAGCACACAACCAATCAAAGGCAATCATTGAGCAACAAAAACAGCAGATTGCAGAGTATGAACCAAAGGTTGACTACGTGGATAAAATTTTAAGTTCACAAAATGCAATGACTGTAACACAGATTGCCTATGACTATGGATTAAGTGCAATTGCATTAAACAAGATACTCCATGAAGCACATATTCAACGCAGCGTAAATGGGCAATGGATTTTATACAGCGATTTAATGCATAAGGGGTACACAAAGACAAAGACACACACATATATGACTACCGATGGAAGACTAGAGTGCAAAGTATCAACACGATGGACACAAAAAGGCAGACTGATGATACATGAACTTTTAAAGAAACGTGGCATCAATGCCATATGTGAGGAGGTAGCATGAAACCATTAGTATATAAAGGCCTACGAAAGAATTTAAACAGGTCAGAATGGGTAAGTAGTGATGAAATAAAGCAAAGCTACTCACAAATAAGACTACTAGCAGTAGAAAACGATACATATGCATGGATACCAATTGAGGACGGAACGCTATGCAGAGGAAGCGAAGCAAAAGACAATACAGGGCAAAGGATATACGAAAAGGACCATATAGAGTTTGATTGTAAATCAATACAAGATACACCAATAGTAGGGGAAGTATATTACAGCGTGGATAAATACCAATGGAGATGTAAAGCAATTAACCAGCAGAATACAACACAACGTGATGCGGTATTAGATTTTGATTTAGCCTTTGTTTTGAATAATGGGAAAGTAAAAGTAATAGGCAACAGATTAGAGGGATATGAGCATGAATGATAGATATAGAAATGTATGTAAAGCACATGATCATATTGTAAAGTGCCGAACAAAAGAAGAAAAAATTGTATTCATACCGTATTGGGGTTATATGCTTACTCCATCAGAGGAGCTACTAAAAGCAAGAATAAGAAGAAGCATATATAAGGGGAGCAAAGCATTTAACCAATGGGCGAGGAGTTATTATGAAAACACCATGCAGGGGTTGCCAATTCAGAGAGGTAGGGTGTCACAGTAAATGTGAAAGCTACATACAATGGCGAGCAAAGCTAGATAAATATAACGAGCAGAAGAATATACAGGGAGATGCCTATAAATATGTTGGGGATAACGTAAGAACTATTAGGCATAGAATGAGAAAGCTAAAAGGGTATAGCTGCACTGTAAGAGATTAAGGAGCAAACATGCAAAGAAAATGTCATAGATGTGATAGGTTATATACACCTACAGACCATAGCACATGGTGTCCAGATTGTAGAGCAGGCAAACCAGTAGAGCCAAGAAAGACTAAGGAACAACTAGAGAAAGAGCGTGAAGCAAGATTAGAGAAAGCATTTAAATACACAAGATATTGTGTACAGTGCGGGAAAAAATTCCATACTAATAAACGGAATAAGGTGATTTGTGGTGATTGGGTGTGCGAAGATAAGAAACGGAAAGGGCAATAAAATGAGGATACTAAGCATAGGATTTGGGGATAAAAAGAAAGTAAAGTATGAGAAAGCAAATAATGCTGGTATTACTGAAACATATCAACTAAGCACAGAGGATGATTTTAGGCCAGAAATATTAGAAGCATATGTAAAGGCAAGGACATTGGTATATGAAGTGTTTAAAGTATTTAAGCTATTTGACGAAGAGTGGATGAAGATAAAATCCATTAGTTTTAAATGGCACAAGGAAATGCCGAAGGTTGTTACCGAAGCAAAGTATGTGCTTACAATCACAAATAAGTATGGAGATGAATGCACAATTAGCACATCTTGGCTAAGTGTAATAGAGGAAGCGCCAGAAAAACTAATTCCATTGGTAGAAGAAATAGAACTGTTTGTAAGAGGTGCAAGAGCGCAGGGGAAACTATGGGAAGATGAATTAGACAATGATGCGGGTGATGGGGAAACATTCCACATCAATGATCTAGTACAAGAAGGAGAAGCAGATGATTAATGACCAATTAATATATGTAGCGCATCCATTTGGTGGGGATAAAGCCAATAAGTATTCCATTGATACAATCATGGAAAACCTAGTAATGCTAGATAAGAACAATACATATCTATCACCTCTACATAATTTCAGTATGCTGTACTTTGATACACAGTATTCAAAAGGCTTAAAAATATGCTTGGACATGTTAAACAGATGTGATGCATTAGTGTTATGTGGCGATTGGGAAACATCAAAAGGCTGTATAGGGGAATGGTCATTTGCAATAGCTAAAGGGATGCCAATATATACATGGAAAGAATGGACCGATAAATTAAAGGAACAGGGAGATAATAGCCGATGACAGGAAGGGAATATTTAAAGTAAGGAGAGAGAAATATTTAGAATAAGACAAGATATTATGAGTTTACAAGCCATTGACTATAGTAAGGACAAAGTTAGTGGGGGGCAACCAATTACTATTGCGGACAAAATTGCAAATCTTGATGTGGCTACAGACGAGATTATGAAAGAATGGAGTGCTTACTTACAGGAGAGAGAGCGAGCAAGATTTATGATTAATCAAATTTATAGCACTAAGCAAAGAATTGTTTTAGTAGATAGGTACATTAATGGATGTACATGGGAAAAGGTTGCAGAACTAATAGATTGTTCAAGGCAGAATGTTCATAACTTGCATAAAAGAGCAATTAAAAATTTTGAGGAAATTTACAAAAAGGTTGCTATTATTTGACACTCAATATATGAGATACTGTATGTGGGCATGGATGAAGAGAACACTTTCAACAAGCCTCCTAGAAAAACTACACACTATTAAGGACTACATCATACACAGGTCGCACAACACAGTATGATGCGGTCCTTTTTAGTTTATAAGGGGTATGATGAGGAAACATAAAAGAATTACATCCAAGAAAACAATACAAGAAGTTCGTAAGCCATATTGTGAAATATGCGGACAAAGAACAAATATAGAACCACATCATATTAATACACGTGGAAGTGGTGGCGGAGATATTAAGGAGAACTTAATACAACTCTGTACACAATGCCATATCAATACACACAGTGGACAATATCCAACTAAAGATGATTGCTTAAATAAAGTAGCAGAGCGTGAAGGTATTACATATGATGAAGCCTACGCAATAAATCGTAGAGCAATGGGATATGATGTATGACTAGAATATGTTGTAACAGAGATAGATGCCTTAATAATAAATATGGCATCTGTACTGCAGACACAATTGAATATGAGGGAATATGTCAAAGCTACATAACACAGAATGATGCAAGAAAAACAAATTGCGGATTATGTAGAAGGACACATGGGAAGTTAAAGCGTAATAGCAATACGGTATTAAAGTAGAGGTGATGCAATGCTAAAAGCATGTAGCTATTGTGGAGGAATACATGAAGGAGAATGTCCACATAAGCCAAAGCGCAACTACAAGCAGGAGCATGCAAATGCATCTGATAGCAGAAGGAAAGAACGGAAGTTCAGAAGCAGTGTTGAATGGCAAGACTGCAGAAGAAATATATTAGATCGTGATAAACATCTATGTAGATTATGTTTGCACGAAGATAATTATATTAGTGTAGGGCAACGCTTAGATGTACATCACATTGAACCATTACACGAAGCATGGAAGAAGCGTACGGATGAAAAGAACTTGATTACATTATGCAAGATGCATCACTACAAAGCAGACCATGGAGAATACAAGAGGGAGTACTTGAAAAAAATAATTAGCACCCCCCCTACCATAAAATAATTTTTTGGTGAAAAAGTCCAAGACCGTACTGCTCACCACAATTTACACAATTTTCCCTAATGGGACATGCGTGCGCACGTGAATATATATTTATTTATATAGCAAGTATTCTATAAAGTCATAGCACGGAGGAAAGGAGGTGGACACATGAGAAAGGCTGTATCAGCAAGGACTACAAAGAAGCATTTAACAAAGGCAGAAAAAGAAAAACGTATAGCTGTAGAAAATGCGTTCATTGATGATGCGGAAATAGAACCGCCAAGCTATCTAACAAAAACACAATTAGAAGCATTTCATTTTATTGTGGATGCATTAAGGCAAGCTAAAGTATTAAGCCGATTAGATACACAAACAATTATTCAAGCTAGTGTGGCTATTGATATGTTACATACAGCAAATAAGCGTGTGGCTAAAAGACCAACGCTTGCAGTTGATAGGGAGTTTGTGGCAACACAAGAGAAGCTGGTGAGAACCTATTTAAAACTATGTGATGAATTGTGTCTATCTCCACAATCTAGGGCGAAGCTAGGGGTGCTTGTAGCTAATCAAAAAGAAGAAGAACAAGATCCATTGCTTAATGTGCTGCAAGGAGGGAGTAGTTGATGCATAAAAAACATCCAGCCTACAAATACGCAATGGATGTGGCAGAGGGCAAAGTCAACGCACCTAAATATGTCAAACTACAAGTAAAGGAATTTCTTACTATTGCCAATGGTAAAGATAGCCGTTACATGATTGACGATAACAAGGTGCATACTATAGGTGAACTATTGAAGCTAATGGTAATGCCTAAAGGATTGAAAGCTAATTCTACGGTGTATGATGCGATGGCTGGCTTTCAATGGTTATTCATCATAGCTATTCTGTGTACTGTAGAACGTGATAATAAAGATAAACGAAGATATGAAAACGCTATATTAGAAATTTGTAGAAAGAACGGCAAGACATTCCTAATTGCTGTTCTTTTTATTTTGCTTTTCTTCATTGAACCTAAATTCTCTAAATTCTATTCAGTCGCTCCAGATGGTTCGCTATCTCGTGAGATTAAAACGGCTATTGAAGAAATAATCAGAAGTAGTCCAGCACTACTAGGGAAGATGAACGGCAAAGAAAAGTTTAAAATATTGCGTGATTATATCCATTGTAATATTACTGAAAATAGATATACACCTCTTAACTACTCAACAGGGCGGTTAGATGGCAAATTGCCTAGTGTATTCCTTGTAGATGAAACAGGAGCATTGCCTAATACATATGCTATTGAAGCTATGAGGTCAGGGCAGTTAACGATACTTAATAAGCTAGGCTTCATTACTTCAACTAAATATCCTACGCTTAACAATCCATTTGAAGATGAAGTGGACTATGCAAAGCGTGTATTGAATGGTGCGGTAGATGATGATAAGGTATTCGCCTTGTTATATGAACCAGATGATACAAAAGGATGGGCGACGAACGATGAAGTACTAGAGCAAAGTAATCCACTAGCTATTGAAATGGAAGAAATCATGGATGACTTGAAATCGAAAAGGCAAGTAGCTATAGAGATTGAAAGCAAGCGTGAGAACTTCATAACAAAGCATTGCAATATCATTTATAGCGGTGCTGGTAGTGAAAGCTTTGTAAACGTTGCTGATTTACAGAAAGGTGCTATAGATCATATCGACTGGAGCGGTAGAGAAGTATTTCTTGGTGTCGATTTAGCCATGACTACTGATAACTGTGCCGTGTCTATGGTGGCATTTGATGAAGAAACAGAAAAGGTATACCTTGATGCGGTGGCCTTTGTACCAGAAGATAGGATTGATGAAAAGTCAAAACTAGAACGCATTCCATATCGTGATTTTATTAATGCTGGATATTGCCTAGCGTGTGGCAATAGAACAGTAGATTATGGGGCAATCGAACGCTACATAATGCAAATAGAAACCAAATATGGGGTTACTGTGATGGGTATTGGCTATGATAGGTACAATGCTTTATCAACTGCACAAAAGCTAGAGGATGCTGGATATATGATGGTTGAGATTAAACAACATTCAAGCGTATTACATCCAGCTACTAAATGGCTTGCAGAATTGGTAGCAGATGGCAATCTTGTCTATGAAAAAGGCAATAAATTGCTAGAAATCAACTTTGAAAACTCACGATGCGTGTACGATACTAACATGAATAGGTATGTAAATAAGAAAAAATCGAGGGGCAAGGTTGATATGGTAGTAGCTGGTATCAATGCAATGTACTTATTGCATCAAAATTATATGCTTAATAGTACCCTTGATTGGGTAGTACAAATGTAGAAAGGGGGTGAAATATTGGGATTAATTAAAAATATCTTTGGTTTAGAGGTCAGAGAAGAAGCCGTTGTTAGTGAAAATTCTTTCATTGATACGGCAGATGATGTAGATTTAGGACTTCCTAGCTTCGATGCATCGACACGAGTAACAAGACAACAAGCATTAAGCGTGCCAGCGGTAGCAAGTGCGTTATTTTTGATTAGTGGTATTATTGCTGGTATTCCTATCAAGTTATATAGACGAGATGGTAATACTATTACAGAAATCACAGATGATGAACGTACAAAGCTATTGAACATTGAAACAAATTCAACACTAGGTGCGTTTGAAACAAAGCAAGCTATGATTAATGATCTAATCATGGAAGGTGCTTGTTATTGTTATATCGGAAAAGATGGGAATAACGCTACATCACTACAATACTTGCCTAAATATCGTGTAAGTGTGCTTGATAATGGCAAACTAATTGATAGGACTGTACTATTCTTAGTGGATGGTAGCTACTACGATAACTTTAATATCATGCGTGCGGTTAGAAATAGCAACGATGGGGTGCATGGTAGAGGGTTATTAGACGATAACGCAACACAAATTTCCAGCATGTACAATGCACTTGTATATGAAAATGGTGTAATCAGTAAGGGTGTACGTAAAGGCTTCCTTAAATCTGAGGGGAGATTGACTGTAAAAGCACTTGAAGCACTCAAAAAAGCATGGCGAATGATGACGGCTAAGCTGGGTACTAGCGATGTAATTGTACTTAATAAGGGTATTACATTTGAAAGTGCTGATAGTACAGCCGTAGAAAACCAACTTAATGAAAGTAAACAGACAAATGCGGACTTAATTTATAAATTGTTTGGTTTTACTGACAAAACATTTACAGATGAGAAAGCATTTAATATTTTTGTTAAAACTACGATTATGCCAATCGTAAATTGCTTTGTTGAAGCTATCAATCGTTCTATGCTGCTTGAAACAGAAAAGGGAAATCTGTATTTTAGCTTAGACATGAATGATTTGTTAAAAGCTGATATGCTTACACGTTTTAATGCATATAAGACTGCATTGGATAGTAACTGGATTAACGTGGATGAAATTCGCCAACGTGAAGATTTATCCCCTATGGGTATTGACTTCGTAAGCATGAACCTTGCGAACGTGTTCTATTATCCACAAACGAAGAAAGTGTATACACCAAATACTGGTGTGCTTGGTGATTTAACTACACTAAAATCAATGAAAGGGGGTGAAAATAATGAAAATTGAAGTCCGTAATGGTGCAGTTACGATTGAAGGCTATGTGAATGTTACAGAGCGTTTAAGCAAGCCTATTCGTGATGTAAGGGGTAATTTTTTAGAAAAAGTACAAAGTGGTGCGTTCAATTCTGCATTACAACGCAATAATAATGTAGAGTTACGCTTCAACCACCGCAGAAAATTGGGAGACCAACAGGACGGATCGCTCGAATTAAGAGAAGATAGCATTGGTTTATACGCAAAAGCTATTGTATCTGATGCGGAAGTAGTACAACTTGCAGAAAATAGACAACTTAAAGGATGGTCTTTTGGCTTTAAAAAACTAGAAGATGCTTGGGATAAACAAGAAAATATGCCAGAAATCCGTACGCTTAAAGCTATTGATGTAAGTGAAGTTAGTATTTTATCTGTGAACCCAGCATATATTGCAACATCTATTAATGTACGAGCAGATGAAGGTGAAGATTTACTTGAGTGTAGATCTAACGAAACTGCAACAGGTGCATTGGAATATGATATTGAAGAACGTAAGACTGATGATAATGAAGAAACCAGCAATCAGAAATATCATGACATTTTAAACAAATTAAATGCTTAGCATCCACCATATGTGGGTGCTTTTTTAATGCAAAGAAAAGAGGATAGCATGAATTTTAAAAAACTTATTGAAAAACGTAATGGTTTGGTTGAAGAAATGAACAACCTTGTTAAAGTAGCGGATGAAGAAACTCGTGCATTGAATGAAGAAGAAACATCCAAATTTGAAGAACTTCGTCAAGAAGTAGCTGGTATCGACCGCACATTGGAACTTGCAAAAGAAGAACGATCCATGATGTCCGTATCCAATGAAGAAGAACCTGTTAAAGCTGATGAAAAAGCAATGGCAATGGCAGAAGAACGTGCGTTTGCTAACTTCTTACGTAATGGTGAAACTACATTCTCTGATACTGAAACACGTGCAGATGTAAACCTTACTAAAGGTGATAATGGGGTAGTAATCCCATCCACAATTGCAGAACGTATCATTGGTACTGTTAAACGCATTGCACCAATCATTGAAAATTCTGACTTCTACGATGTAAAAGGTGATTTGGTATTCGCAGTTGAAGATGAGTCTACAAACAAAACAACTTGTGCGTATGTAGGCGAATTCCAAGAACTCGAAAGCACAAGCGGTAAATTCAAATCTGTTACATTGAAAGGTAATGTAGTAGGTGTATTAACTAAAGTATCTAAATCTTTAATCAATAACGCTGGCTTTGACATTGTAAATTACGTTGTAACTAAAGTAGCAGAAGCAATCGTTGTATTCTTAGAAAACGAAATGATTAATGGGACTGCAAAAATCCAAGGCTTATTGCAAGCTAAAAACATCGTTACTGCTGGTAGTGCAACTGCAATTACTGCTGATGACTTGATTGAACTTCAATTCAAAGTACCGCAAGCATATCGTGGTAATGGTGTATTCATCATGAACCCTGAAACATTCAAAGCATGTGCAAAATTGAAAAACACACAAGGCGAATACTTGCTTAATAAAGACCTTACAAATGGTTATGGCTACACATTGTTAGGCCGTCCTGTTTACGAGTCTGACAATATGCCTAAAATTGCTACTAAAGCTAAAGTTGCAATCTATGCAGACCTTAAAGGCTATGCTACAAAAATCAGCGGTGAAAACTCTGAAATTTCTGTATTACAAGAACGCTTCTATACTCAATACGCAGTTGGTGTAGCTGGTTATGTTGAAGTTGACGGTAAAATCGTTGATGAACAACGTATTGCTACATTAGCAATGGCTTAATAGCCATGAAGTACAAGGTGTTAGTTGGTTATAGTGGGGTAGTATCTGCCCCACTTGATAGCATTGTTGAGTATACAGACGAGGTAATCATCAATGATCTATTGCGAGCTGGTTACATCGAGCCTGTAAAACAAGCTAAAACCAAAGCAAAAAAGGCTGAAACAGAGGAGTAAACATGAAAGTTAGTGAGTTAAATCTTGATATTGTATCGAACTATATTCGTGTTGATGTTACGGCCGAGACTAAACCTATCCTAGACATGGTATTATCTGCAGCAATTTCCTATTGTATGACATACATGGGGATAGCTGATAAGACTACACTTGATGATTATGAAGATATGCCTATTGCCGTATTGAGTTTATGCGGTGAGTTTTATGACAATCGTACATTCACGGCCGTTGAAAATGCGGTTGTAAACCCTACGGCACAAGCTATCTTAGATAAGTATTCAATAAACTTATTATAGGTGAAATTATGTATAGAAAAGGTAGATTAAGCACTCTATTACAACATCAAGCAGAAATTCACGCTAATAGAAAATCAACTACTATGAATGAATTGGGGCAATATCCTATTGTTGATACAGTTATAGGCAATATGCATTGTGGTGTCATTCCACAGACTGGCGGTCTATTAAGTGGTAGAACGGCAGAGACTACACTTGCTAGAACTACACATAAGGTAGTATGCAGGTATCGTAACGATATTGAGCCTGATATGTGGCTAATTATTGAGGGACAGAAGTATAACATCTTGTATGTTATGGATCCGTACCTTAATAAAGAGCGATTAGAAATATTTACAGAGGTAGTAATCTGATGAGCGTTGATATTGAAACAGAAGGGTTGAGTGAGTTTTCACAGGAGTTGCTAGACCTAGCGACTAAAGACTTTCCGAAAGATACAAAGAACTTCTTGCAACGTGCTGGCAATAAGCTGAAAGCTAATGCAAAAAACAACTATAAAAGCGGTACTACACAAGGTACCAAGAACCTTATAAAAGGCCTTAAACGTGATAGAGCGTATAAGTATGGTAAGGATGAGTGGCAAGTGCGTGTTAAAAATACCGCACCGCACGCATGGTTAGTTGAGCACGGCCACGTGATGTTAGGTCATGCTGCACAAGGCAAACCTAAATTAATAGTTGGTAACACAGGGGAAGCCTTTGTAAGAGGGAAGAATGTAATGGGGAAAACTGCAAAAGCCTTTCCGTCAGAGTATCAAGGGTTAGCGGAAGAATTTATTGATAAGATGCTTAATGAAAAAGGTTTAGGCTAGTGATAACTGCAGTTGAAATAGTAAAAGCATTAACAATAAAGTGCAGAGAATTGCTTCAATGTGATGTTAATGATAGAGATATTTCAGAGGGATTTACTAGACCATCATTTTTTATCGAGGTAGTAGACTTTAATAATGAAGATATAGGCGAAATCCTAAGAGGTGATACGCTTAATATCTACATTTATTACTTCAATGAAAAGCGTGAGATTGGCTATCTCAACTTACTCAAAGCAAGGGAAAGCTTGCGTGAGATGTTAGCAATGCCTGTTAGCGTAGCAGATGGATTTAGTATAACTGCATCTGATATAGTCGAAACAATCAATAAGGCTGATATGTCATATATCACTAACTTTGATGTAACGATCTATCAAAACAGACCAGAAGCAGATGCACCTTACATGGAAGAGTTGTCAGTCAACGGAGAGTTGCAAAAGGCAACGGAAGAATAGTTATAGCACCCACCATATATGGGTGCTATTTTTAATGGGTAAAAGGAGCAGAATATGGCGATTGGCTTACCAAATATTGATATCGTATTCTTGCAAAAGGCGGTATCTGCGGTATTGCGTTCCGAACGTGGTACAGCTTTAATTATCGTTAAAGATGATAAACAAACTGAAATTGGTTATGATGTATTCAAATTTGAAGCAGACATTACTGATAAAAAATACAATGCCGATACAATTAAATTGTTGAAGCGTTGCTTCTATGTGAATGTGAACAAGGTAGTAGTGTTACACGTTCCATCTAAAACAACTGCATTTGCAGATATTAAACAAGTATTAGACCGAATTAAATATAACTGGGCTTGTACTACTGTAGCAGAATGGCAAACAGACTTAGTGTCTTACACTAAAAGCCGTAATGTTATTTCTAAGGGCCGTAAAGTTAAATGTGTAGTTGCTAACGTAGCAGTTGCAGATGATAAACACGTAGTAAATATGAAAGGTAATTTTGTACATGAAGCTGATGCGGCAGCAGGCACTAATGTCAAAATGACTGATTACTTACCACGTATTACATCTATTTTGGCTAACTTACCAATGAATAGAAGTATTACATACTATGAATTGGAAGATTTAGACTATGTAGATAACTCTTATGTTACTGCAGAAAAAGATGTAAACAAATGGACTGATGAAGGATGGTTACTTCTCATCAATGATGATGAAGATAACGTAGTGCGTGTAGGTCGTGGTGTTAACACATTGACTACATTCACATCTACTGATACAGAAGATATGCGTAAAATCATCATTGTTGAAAGCATGGACTTAATTCAAGAAGATTTATACTCTACATTCAAAAAGTACTATGTAGGCAAGTATAAAAACCACTTGGATAACCAATACTTGTTTATTTCTTCTGTAAACGCTTATTTCAAATCCTTAACTAAAGTAGTTAATGGTGAAATTCTAGATCCAGAATATGACAATCATGCATTTGTTGATGTAGAAAATCAACGTCAAGCGTGGTTATCTGTAGGTAAAACAGAAGCAGAAGATTGGGATGAAGCGAAAGTTAAGGAAATGTCTTTCAAATCTACTGTATTCATTGCTGCTAAAGTTAAAATTCTTGATGCTATGGAAGATTTAAGCTTCCAAATTACTATGGAATAAGGGGGTAAAGTATGGCAAGTAAAGACATCCACAATCAAATCTTACGTGGCCAATTTGGTAAAGTATGGATTGATGGCGAATTATATGCAAATGTTAAATCTTTTGAAGCTAAAATCTCCCTTAAATATGAAGCGGTAGACATTAATGGCGAAATGGGTGTACATCAACGCTTAGTGGGTTTTGAAGGTGCTGGTACATTAGTACTTCACAAAATCGATAGCCGTGTGGCACAAAAGATTGCTGGTAAAATTAAAAATGGTAGTGTACCAGATATTAAAATTGTATCTAAATTAACAGATCCAGATGTAAATGGTGCTGAACGTATTGAATTAACTGGTGTTACTTTGGACGAATTGACACATGGTTTTGAAAACAAAAAGGTACAAGAAGAAAGTTATCCTTTCAAATTTGCTGATTACAACTACTTAGACTTAATTCTTTAATATATGGGCGGTGCTTAATGCATCGCCTTTCCTTTTAATGTGAGGTGGATAATATATGGCTAAATTACAACTTGAAGACTTGCTTAACCGAAATATGCAAGAGGGTTTTCAATCTAAAGATGTATATGTAAAAGGTTTAGGCGGTGAGTTGACTGTAATTCATCAACCACTACCAACAGTATTGCGTATTATGGACGATATTAAGCAAGATGCAACGCTATCCACGGTGATGGATGCGATGGTACAACTCATCTATGCTTGCGTTCCTTTGTTTAAGAATAAAGAATTACAAGAAAAATATGAATGTGCTGAACCTACAGATGTAGTGTATAAAGTCTTAAACGATAGCGTGGAAGATATTACTGCATTAGGTGAAGCTATCTTGGGTATGTATGGTATTGCAAATCCTGTTGAAGATGTAAAAAAGCAATAAGAGCGGACAGGGAACTAACAATGTTCCGCTATTATATGCAAAAAGGCCATACATTATCCTCGTTACTTGCATTAGATCCATTAGAGCGCACATTCTATTGTGCGTGCTTCGAACTGGATATGGAAGATTTAGAAAGGAGCAATAATGGCTAAAAGTATTAATGTATTGCTTAGTCTTAAAGACCAATTCACCGCTCCAATGAAAAAGGCTGGCGATAGTGCAAAAGACACAGAACGTAAGATGGTAGCCATGAAGAATAAGTTAAGTAATTTTGGTAACGGAATTAATAACAAATTCTTAGGTATTGCTGGTAGCATCGGTAAGATGGGATTAGCAATGTCAGGCTTGGGTGCGTTCGCTAGTGTTGGTGCTATTGTTGATTATGGTAAGAAAGCACTTGATGTAGCAAAAAGTGCGGAACTATCTCAAACATTATTGCGTAATAGCTTGGCTAATAACAATTCCTTGTATGATAAATCAGCACAGTCGCTAGATGCTGCACAAAAGCAGTTAAACGAGTATGCATCTAAATGGGGTCAAGTAGGGGTTATCTCTGCTGGTACTATTCGTGCTGGTTATCAAGAGTTAAATAAATGGAATGTTCCTGTTGATAAGGTGAATGATCTATCAGAAGCCTTAACAAATCTTGTAGCTGGTAAATTTGGTATTAATGCTACGGCAGAAGATGCACAGTTAGCATCACAAGCAATCGGTAGAGCCTTTAATGGTGATGTAGCTGGCTTGACTAAGATGAAGATACCTTTAACAGAAGCACAAAAGCTAATTATCAAGAATGGCACAGAAGCCGAACGATTAGCTACTATTAATGAAATCGTTAATGGTACATTCTCTAAACAGAATGAAATACTAGCTAATACACCAGATGGACAACTAAAACGGATGAAGAACCAACAAGCAGCATTAATGGCTACAATTGGTAAGGGTCTATTGCCTATGCAAAAAGCCTTTATTGATATGGTAAGTACTATTATGCCTATAGTTGCACCAGTTATTCAGGATATATTCAATACATTTAGTGGTGCTTTTACATGGATTGCACAGGTAATTACAGAGAATAAAGAAACAATCAAGACAAATCTAACAGAAGGTATGAATGTAGTTAAAAGCGTTCTATCCACTTTAGGTAGTGTTATTAAATGGTGTGTTGATAATCTTGGGTTCTTAGCACCTGTTCTTAAAGTAGTTGTAGCTGGATTTGTTGCTTTTAATGTGATATCTAGCATCTTACCTATATTGTTATCTATATTCAGTGGTTTTATGACTGTAGTAAAAATTGTAAGAGTATTGAATATGTTAATGATTGCCAATCCTATGGTGTTTGCATTATATGCCGTGATAGCTGCTATTGCGTTATTGATCTATAACTGGGATACAGTAAAAGAGGTAGCAATAGGTGTATGGGATGCTATTTCAAGCTATGCTAGTGAATTATGGGATAGCTTGGTAAGTGGATGTACTGAATTTGTAAATGGTGTTATAGAGGTTGTTACACCTATTTATAACCGATTTATGGAAATCATGAGCCCTATACTTGATGGTGTAATGCAAATCTTCAATGGCATTATTGATTTTCTTGTAGGTGTATTTACTGGTAACTGGGATATGGCCTTTAGTGGGTTAGTCCAAATTTTTAATGGTTACTTTGGAATTATCAAATCTATTGCACAGGATGTACTTGGATGGGTACAAGATAAATTGCAATGGGCTGGCGAAAAGATAGATGCTATCAAAGAGGGTGGAGCATGGCTATATAACAATACTATAGGCCGTGTAACTGGTGAACATAATGCAACTGGTACTGAGTACTGGAAAGGTGGAGCGACATATGTCAACGAAAATCAACGTGGCGAAATTATCAACCTACCTAATGGTTCACAAGTAATTCCACACGATGAAAGCATGAAACAATTAGCAAGTGGCCGTGGTAATGTAACTGTGAATGTAACAGTACAAGGCAATGTTATCGGTAATGAAGATTTCATGGATGCGTGTGGCCGTCATGTAACCGATAAAGTTATGTTAGCTATGGGTAATATGTAAGGGGGTGTGAAATGAGCTTTCAAGATAACGCTAAAAGCGTAATGAAGCAACGCTTAATGACGAAACAAGCTGACTTGCAAAAGTTAGCAGTAACTCGTGCTACTAAGTTTGCTGATAAAATTTCACATGGTCTAGTCGGTAAGATTTTAGATTATGCCGAACGAAAACCAACTACAGATATTGTATTTCACTCTGAATTAACGGATGAATACATTACATTGCCTGTAGTACCTAACCCTTTACCTACAATTAGTGAGCCACAATCTAACGAAACCTTTAATGGTCTTAGGGGTGATATTAAACTCATAGGGCCTTTAGGGTTACGAACGCTAACACTAGATAATATCTTGTTACCGATTAATAAGGATTACTCATTTATTCGTGGTAATGGTAGCGATGGATTACAATGCTTGCAATTCTTTCAAGCACAACGGCAGATGAAAGCCGTGATGCGGATATGTATCATTCAATCTGATGGGAATGAAATACTTAATATGCCATGTGTCATTAATGATCTATCATACACATATGATAAGGTTGGCGATATTAAGGCCACAATAGGTATTGAAGAGTATGTATATACTAATACATCAACTACGGCTCAATCTTCGACTGGTGGCGAAAATAAGGCTACAGATACAAAAGCTACAACTGCCAATACTACAACTGCAAGTACTACATCTACAAATGCTACAAAGACAAGTTCTATAGCTAATAAGAAGGTTAAGAAAAAATGAAGTTACAGTATACAAACACAACTAAAGGGAAAGATGGCAAGGATGTTACTGAAACTCGTGAAATTACCGCCTATACAAATAACTATCAAAGGTCAGATGGTATTGATACATTAGGTCAAGAATTTACATTTGATTTAGCAGATAATCCTTTTGATTTTAACCTTATGGGTACACGGCTTGCTATTGGCGGTAAGGTTGAGTTTAGCAACCAACTTAGTAACAATAATAAGAGTGCTACAACAAAGCTGAATGAAGAGCAACAAGAACAAGTTATATTTCAAGGCATCGTGGTAGCAGAGAAACAAAGCGGTGCTAACAAATATAGTTACACTTGCTTTGATTACTGCTTTTATCTCAATAAGTCAGAAATTGAAATTCAATTCAATGGTGTTAGTGGCCTTGAAGCTATCAAGAAGGTGTGTAGTGAAAACAACGTGCCTTTGGGTAATGTGGCTGATATTAAGACGAATATCAAAAAGATATATCAAGGCGAAACAGTATCTGATGTTATCAAAGACATTATCAAGCAAGCTACAGAAGAAACAGGCTATAAATACCGCTTAGAATACCGAGATGGCAAGGTACACGTTGAGGACTACAAGGATTTAGTACTGGACAAGGTTATCACTCAACCTATCAACAATTACTCAAGAGATTTAAGCATGGAAGATATGCGTAATAGCATCGTAGCTATATCTCAAAAGGAAAAGAGTAGATCGGTTAAGTCAACCATTCAAGATGATGAAAGCATCAAGAAATATGGCTTAATCAAGAAGATTGTTAAAGTTGATGATAAGAAGCAAGCACAGACCGCTCAAATTGCGAAAAAGACCATTCAAGATACAAATAAGGTAGCTGAAAAGTTGAACCTAACATTATTAGGTGATGATACAGTAAGGAGTGGCCGCATTATTATAATTGATGATTACACAGTAGACATACACGATAAATTCATAGTAGAAAATTGCAAGCATAATTATGGAGTTAACCATACTATGACATTAGATCTAAAACGTGTAACTAAAGAACTTGATACAAGCAAGTATAAAACAAGTACCACTAAAACTGTTACACCAAACGCAACAAATAGTACCACTAATGCTACACAAGTAGATGCTGGTATGAACGCACTCAATGGATATGAAAGCGTATATCGTGATAATGGATGCGTAGATGTGGCAGTTAAGGCTGGCTCATATTACAGTCCATTCTTAAAGCAACAGGCGGATATTGGTACGGCTAATGTAGATACACTAGTCAATAATGCTCAAAGTGCTGGGTATAAGGTAGAAGCCTTTGACGGCTATGCTAAAAAAGGCGATATCTTAGTATATGGTAATAACCAACACGTTATTATCTCTGATGGTGCTGGCGGTGGTTTTGGTAACAGTAGTAGCGAAGGACACGCTAAGTTTTATTCTGATGCTAATAACGCATGGCACACAAACGAAGCACCATCTAAAGTAATTAGAATGTCATAAGGGGGTATATATGGAAGAATGGCACAGCCAGATGGCTTCTATGTTTAAAGATAGAACTAACCCTATACGGATAGGTGCTTGCCTTGGAGAGGTTATCAGTACTTCACCATGGAAGGTAGCTATTAAAGATGGGAAGTTTATGATAGATGCATCTAATGGATATGTATGCTTTCAGTTAATTCACCATATCACTACTTACTCTTATAGACATAGTGGACAAATGACACACAAAGGATGCCCTGCTGGCCCTAAATCTGATTACGATGCACAGGGCGAGGGTAAGATAGTGCTTAATGAATTATGGAAAGCTGGCGATAAAGTACTGGTTATTCCAGATGAAAATGAGCAACATTTCTTTATCGTTGATATTGTGAAAGAGGGGGTATGATGTTTCCTACAGATTACAACTTCACCAATTCCATTCAATCTACTAAAACTGCTACTAACTCACAACATAAGGTGGGGCGGTCATTTAAATTCGACTATAAGACACATCGTTTTGTATTTGAAGATGGTCGCAATGTAGAAGATACGCAGATTGAAGCAATAAAACAATGGATTGAGTTATTTATTCGTACTGAAATGAAGAAATACTTAATCTATAGTGATAGCTTTGGGTTAGATCTAACTAAACTATTAGGGTACAGATTGCCACGAGCATATAAAGTATCTGAAATCAAAAGAAGAATAACCGAGGGTATCATGAACAAAGTACCATGCGTTGTAGTTGTCAAAGATTGGCAATTCAATGCTGGTATTTTTTATTTCACAGTAGTTACTAATACAGGGGAAGAGGTGAAGATAGAACATGAATTCGAATTATAGTGTTGATAGCATCCATAATACGATGCTTGAAAACATTGATGATGCGTATCAGAAAACGGAAGGCTTTCCAACGTATGACATAACAAGAGGTGAAGCATTTGCTTTACTTGAACTGTGGAAGAAGGCGGAAGAAATTGAACGCAAACAAAACGTGGATAACTTAACAGGTGATGAACTAACAAGGGTAGTATTCCAACGCAAAGGAACGCAACGAAAGTTAGCAACTAAGGCAGTATGTAACCTACGTATTGTAGATGGTAACGGCACTATCCATGAGGGCGATTTATTCGAAAGCGAAAGCGGTATTCAATACGAGTCGCTAGAAAACAAGGATGTTGTTGATAACTCTATCATCAAAATCAGATGTACTAAAGCTGGTGCGGTTGGTAATGTTCCTAAAGGTACAATAACACAGATGCCTATTACTATTGCTGGTATCAATGCAGTTATTAATGATGATGCTGCAAAAGGTGGCGAAGATGAAGAAGCAGACGATGATTTGCGTGAACGCTACTATGAAGAGTTAAGAGAACCAGCTACGAGCGGTAACGATTACCACTACAAGCAATGGGCCAAAGAGGTCGAAGGTGTAGGCGAAGCTAATGTAATAGGCTTATGGAATGGCAACAATACTGTTAAAGTGATTGTTATTAATTCCGATAGAAAGGCTGCTAGTACCGATTTAGTTAAGCGTGTACAAGATTACATAGACCCAGAGAGCAAAGGTATTGGTGAAGGTCAAGCACCGATTGGTGCACATTGTACTGTAGTTAGTGCTACAGAAGTGCCAATCAATATTGATGCTAGAGGTGTACAACACACTACAACGGCTACTAAATCCACTATTACAAATGACATTACTGAAGCGGTAACCGCTTACCTAAAGAAGATAGCCTTTAAACAAAACTATGTATCAGTCGCACAAATTAGCAACATTATCATTGATAATGCTGGTGTTACTGACTATGAAAGTGTAACTGTAAATGGGCAGACAACTAAAATTAATCTAACAAATGAACAAGTTGCCGTATTAGGTACAGTTAGTGTGGCTTTAAATGACTAATACTGATTTTAAAGAATACGCACTAAGAGCCATTAATAAGATGTATCGTAATGATCCATGGGTTAGAGAATTATATCAAGCTGCAGGATTGCAGTTACAAGATATAGATGAACTACTAGATGTATTGCTAGATAATGGCTTCTTTGATGCGGTAGGTGAACGTGGATTAAAAGTTTACGAAAAAGATTTAGGTATCAAAGGTGATGGATCAATCGAACAACGCAGAGCCATAGTGCAAATGTTATGGAATAATAACGGCAAGTGTACGCTAGATAGAATTAGGGCAATTGTTAAAACATTCGTTCTTGATGATGTAGATGTTCAGTTTGAAGATGGTGTATTGAAGTTAGAGTTTAACAACTCATCCTTTGTATATGCTATACCACAAATTAGAAGCAACTTGACTGTAGTTAAACCTTCACATATTGGATTAAGTATTAATGATGTACATAGCGTTGATACTGAATTATATGCTGGTAGCATTGTTACTACGTTTGAAACAACAACTATTAATCCTATGGTTGGATTTAATTCAACGCTAGAAGATGCATCTATAGTGGCTGGTGTGTATATCACTAAAGCTAATGTAATTAATCGTATTAATTGTTAAGGGGGTAAATAATGCCTAGTCAATATCCACAGAACGTGGTAACTAAAAATGGTTTGGCAATGATTGCTGAAAGTGTTGCCACACGTAAAAATTTAATATTTACACGTGTAGTAGTAGGTGATGGAGATGCTACAGGTCGCAATTTTAATGATATGACATCTGTAATTTCTCCAAAAATGGAACTGCCAGTAACAAGCGGTGTAAACGAGGGGAATGGTCAATACTTAATTACTGCTACGTTATCCAACAATACTTTAAATGTAGGCTTCTTCCCACGTGAGGTTGGTCTATATGCAAAGGTTGATGGCAAAACAGAAATGTTATATAGCTATACTAACGGTGGAAACAATGTAGGGTATGTTCCAGACAAGACAACACCGATTGATAGTGAAATTTATAAAATCAGAACAGTAATTGGTAATGCTAAAAACATTACTATTAATATGTCAGATAGTACATTTGTTACTAAAGGTGAACTGGATAGATATGTTTCAATTACATCTGGTGGCTATTTCAAAGATGTAAACAAAACTAATACTGGCATGTCATTCATTAAAGGCGATAATACATCTAAAATAATTGATTTTATTACCTCTAATTACAATGATAGTGATACAAATAAAGTGCTTAATTTATCAACCCTTAAAAGCTTGTTGGGGCAAGGTGCCATAGTAGCATCTAAACTAACCAACAATGGTGGCTTTGTTAAATTTGCTAATGGTTTCACTATCCAATGGGGAATTGGCGGTCAAGATAACGTAACTAAGACAGAGGTAACCTTCCCAATTAGATTTACTACTTTATTCATGGCTAATGCTATTGATGCGTATTGGAGTGGTTCTGATACACCGAGATATTTTGCAAATTCTGTCAACGAAAGCAGCAATACAAAGGCAGTATTTGTGGCAAACGATAGATATGCAGCATCATATTATTGGTTTGCATTAGGAATGGCATAATAGAAGGAGAAAACACATGAACCAATATGTATTTGTATTAAATGAACAAGGTGAACGCATCACATCTTTCGTTGATAATATGATTAGCAAAGATGAATTACTAGATCATGCTAAAAAAGAATGGCCAGATGCAGCGGATTATATTTACTCTGCGGACGGCGATAGTATGCTAGATGAATTTATGGCTGGCAAGCTTTATGTAAATGGTGAGTTTGTAATTCCACAACCAAAAGAACAAACTAAGGCTGAACAAATTGCAGAAATCAAAAATTACTATGATAAACGCTTCGATGCACTTGACAAAGCAGTATTGCGTAGACGATTGGCTAATGCAGATATTGCAGATTTACAAACGCAGTATAAAACCTTGCAAGCTGAAATGGTAACTAAAATTAAGGCGGTGAAATAATATGGAAGAAATCAAAAGCAATGTACCTGTAATGCGTTTTTGTGAATATTGTTGGGCCACTTTAAATGAAAATGGCACTTGCCCTACAGAGGGTTGTATTCATAATGATCTAATGGATTTGGAAGAGGATGATGCGGATGTTACCAGTCCAACACAACTTTAATGTCATTAAAGGAGAAACAATCACTCTAAATGTGGGATATACAAATGCAGTAGATAGTGAAAGCCTATTTGCGTGTGTTAGAAAATATCCAACGGATGATGAGTACAAGGCGAAGTTTGATGTAGCAGTATCACAAGAGGGATTAGAAGGTGATGAGTTAAGTAAAATCATCTTAACATTGGATACCAACACATTGAACTATGGCAAGTACTATTGGGATTTATTCCTATGGAGTGGTGAAAAGCCTATTAAATGTCTGATAAAAGGTGAAATAACAATAGCTGAAGGCATCAGCAATAGGGGTAAATAATATGAGTGATGAAAATATTCATATAAAGTCTAATGATAATGATAAAATCATTGTCAAAGATAATACGCAAATCGTTAAACTGCAAGGGCCAAAGGGCGAACCAGGAGAGCAAGGGCCTCCTGGCCCCCCAGGGCCGAAGGGCGAACCTGGTAAGAATGGTATTGACGGACTAAACGGCGAACAAGGGTTACAGGGTATTCAAGGACCTCCTGGTAAAGACGGAAAGCCTTTTACTTATGATATGTTCACACAAGAGCAATTAGAGAATTTAAAAGGACCAAAGGGCGACCAAGGACCGCCAGGGCCTAAAGGTGAACCATTTAGATATTCTGACTTCACGCAAGAACAACTTAATGCACTTAAAGGGGCAAAGGGTGATAAAGGCGAACCCTTTAGATATTCTGATTTTACGGCGGAACAATTACTGGCTTTAAGAGGGCCTAAAGGCGACCCTGGAAGCGGTGGTGGACAAGTAACTTCGCAACCAATCGAAATATATGAAGTAGTTTGGGGAAACGCTTTAGCCAGTAATCCTGGTGCTGATAGAGGTTATTTAGCATTCGACCCATTAACAGGCTGGGGATACTTGCATTTTGATTTTAAATTGAAAACCCCTTCCGGTAATGGCAATATGGTCGCATCACTTCCACCGAATGCACCAGTTGCAGTAAGGCTAATAGAACGAAGCGTTGATGTAAATAACAATAGTATTTATGTTGAACGAAACAGCCGTATAATTAAGGGCTGGGGTGTACCGGCAAACACTCGGTATATTATTGATATTATTGGTTATTGGAGAAAGGGGTAACAGATGTGGACTTGGCAGTTTGAGTTGAACGACATACTAACCACCCTTACAATTGTAGGGGTGGTTGCAGGTGCAGGATATAGATTGTTAATTATTCCGTTGTTACAACAATTAGACTCACAACGGATGCAAGATAATCTTATTTTTCAAGAGAAATGGGGTGTGCTAACTGACACGCTAAAAGACTTGAAAGATGAAATTAAATTATCACGTGCAGAACGAATTAAAGCCGAGAGCAAGCAAGTGTTGTTGTCAGCAAAAGTTGAAGCCTTAGAAGTACGTGTTGATGATATAAAGGAAGAACTTCATGAAC